ATCTATATATAATTTGTGGCTATGAAAAGAACTGTCTTTAGTATTTTTCCCCATATTCCACCTACCGGGTTTATAAATTCTATAGGTAATATACTCTTCTATATTTGCGTTCTCAACTTTCATATCCCGCACACCCCACTAAGACATTGCTCTTCACTGTTATCCTCATACACCACGCCACGTTTACTGTGCGCCTCCTCATAAGGCACTGACGTTATAGGCTGACCACCCCTAGCCCCATCAGGATACACCGTTAGACCCCTTAATCCGGGGGCGTAGTTAGCGATGATCTTCTGAAAGTCCACCACAGTATCCTCATTGTTTGATTCCGTTCCCCAAGCAGGAAGGTTCAACGTGGAACTGATAGCATGGTCAACGTGCTTCTGTAGTTCGTATTGAAACTTCACCCTGCGTTCAGGATCAAAGGCTAGGTCAACAGCAGACTCAATGTTTTCTGGTTTTATTCCTGAGTCAATTAGTTCTTGGGCCGTACCGTCAACGACAAATTGATGTTTCCATCTGACTCCATCTGCAAGATAGCGTCTGCGGTATGCCACGGCGTAGATTGGCTCCACTCCAGAGGTTGTTCCCGCGAGAATGCTAATTGTCCCTGTCGGAGCGATTGCTCTGTAGCCTTTAGGACGGTTGAGAAAAAGTCTGTCGCAATGAGCGTCAGCGGATCGTTTGCTTTCTCGTTCATAAGTTTTCATCCATTGTTTAAGTTCATCTGTCATCTCGTACTTATGTCCACGCTTGAGTAACCATTCGTGCATACCCATAAGTCCAAGTCCTATACGACTGTTCTTCTGTCTTACCTCTTCCACTTTCTCGTAAGGTAGTTGCGCCCTGATAAGTCCACATACCAAGAACTTACTCGCAAGCCCAACCACCTCACGAAACTCTTCAATAGAATCAATGTTTGCAAGGTTAACAGAGCCAAGATTACAGACATCACTGTCATCCTCACTCGTAATTTCCGTACAAGCATTTCTAAGCGTTTCATTCTGCTTATCTCCAAAGTTAAACGAAAAGCCCGGTTCACCTGTCATCATAGCCTGACGTACATTAAACTCAAACGCTGGCTGATCCTTATTGTTAAGCCAAGCATCATCGTAGTTCACACTAATGTTCATCTGATCTA